CATCAGGCTGAATAAATGCCAGAGACTTCATGTCGTGTTGTTGGGCGACGCGGCTCATGGCTCAATACACACCAGTGCGCGTGTTGCCTCCGAGGAGCTGACGTGCGACCAGATCATGCAAGTGTCAGAAATTATGGCACAGGCGATCAGTGTTTTGGCCGATGAGGTTGAGCAGACAGTAGTTCACGCGACCTACGGAAATCATTTGAGAACCGTTCAAAATAAAAACGACAGTATTCATGCGGATAACATGGAGCGGCTGATCCCCTGGTGGCTTGAGCAGCGGCTTCATGATCGCGGCGATATCGTTTTCCCGGAATCGGAGTATTACGAGTTTTTGTACTTCTCCGTATGCGGGTATAACATTTGTGCCGCCCATGGCGACTTGGACAACGTGAAGAATGCCGGAAAGACGCTGCACACGCTGTTTGCCAAGAAGTATTCCAGCGATATTGACTATGTGGTGTTGGCCGATAAGCACCATAAAGAGGAGTTTGAAGAGTTGGGAATCGAGAGTATGATTGCGCCCTGCTTGTGCGGTACGGATGATTATGCTAACGGAAAACGGCTCTATTCGACCCCGGCACAGCTGATGATGGTTTTCCGCCCCGGAGTAGGTGCGGATGCCTGCTATCAGATCAAATTGAATTAAGGAGTGGGACAATGGTTAAGGCCGATATCGTGTCCGCTCTGTGCGAGAAAGGCTACTACAAGAATCAGGCCAATGATGT